TGGGATAGCGTGCTCTAGGCTTCGGGCGGCGGCGGGTCCTGGTTGCCGGGCGTCTTCTTCGCGCCCGGCGGCGCCGGCGGGTTCTCACGCAACTCCTCTTCCATCTCCTCGATCAGCTTGAGGTCGGCGTCTTCCTGGGTCTTGTAGGTGCCGCGCGCCTTGTTCTCCCGGGCCACGCCGGCCGCCGTGATGGCGCCCATGGTGTAGTAAATCTGGTCGGTCTCGGCCCACGTCTTGGCGATCGTTGCCTGCTCACCGGGGTCCATCTGGCGCAGCGGGCAGAACGAGCGGACGTAGTTGGTCGGCATCTTGCCGAGCACCGAACGGATCAACACCTCGTCGAGTCGGTCGAGCCGCGGGGCCAGGTACGTGTCCCGCATCGCATCGACGGCGTCGTCCCAGTTGTCCTGGCTGTGCTCCCCGGTCGACTGCAGGCCGCCGGGTGACTCGCCGAACAGCGTGGTGATCGGCATGCCGGCCGCGACCGCAACCGTGAGGGCGAGGCGGTCCATCACCTTTTCGACGCCCGTGAACGTCATCTCGCGGCGCTCCCACTTGTCGCCGCCAGCGCCGTCGACGCCGCCGTCGAGCACCAGCGTTTTCCAGACGCCTTTGCTCTGCTGCGCGACCAGCAAGCGCTTCTCGATCAGTGCCTCGCCGTTGGGCTTGGCGAGCTCCTCGCGGAGCCGGTCCATGTAGTGAACGTCGACGGTCGCCTCGTACACCATCGTGGCGGCGGCGGCCTCGGCTGCGTCGAAGCCCTTCACGGTGTCGATCACGCGCTGGAGGATGCTGTCGTCCCAGCCGTTGTTCATGCTGTGGTTCTTGACGAAGTACGGCGTCAGGCGCCCGCCGAATACGACGACGCGCGACCAGTGGACCTCGACGGACGACTCCGCGATGCGGTAGGTCAGCGGCTTGCCGAAGTTCGGGCTGCTCAGGTCCTTGTCGATCTTCCCGCTGGGGTCGATGCGCCAGCGGTCCAGAACCTGCAGGTTCTGCAGCGAGCCCTTGCGGATGGTGTTGAGGTCGAGCGGCGTCAGCAGGGCCTGCGGCGACGACTGGCCCTTGATGATCATCAGGATCGCGCAGCCGCCATAGAGGCGGCCCCACGTCATCGCTTCGGTGAGAGCGGACCGCAGGCCGAGATTCTTCTCGGCGGTCTCGACCGCTTTGACGCTGTTCTGATCCTTGTCGACGCCGTCCCAGGTCCGCGTCCAGCCCGTGCGCATCATGTCGCCGACGGGAAGGTCGACGATGCGGCCCGCGAGACCGCTTGCCGAGTAGGTCTCGTCCCAGTCGAAACGGTTCATGTGCGTGCGGCAGTAGTAGGAGCCCGTCCGCTTGTCGCGCTTGGTGCCGAGGCCGGCGATCACGTTGATCAGGCCGTCCATGCCCTGAGCGCGGCCCGCCAGCCGGTCGAGGCGCTCCACTGGGGTCATGTACTCAGCGGCGGGTCCGGCGTCGCCAAGCGGGACCAGCGTGCGGGAGAGGGCGGCGGCGGCGCTCTTGACGTGGCGTGGCTTCTTCATCGGCGTGGGACCTTTCGTCAGCGCAACCCGCGCCGCTTCAACTCTGCGTCGAGCGCCACCTTTGCGGCGCCACGCAACGGCTTCCCTTCCAGGGCTTTGATCACGGTCTTACGATCGGCGCCTGTGGCGCGTGCAATGGTGGTGATGCGGTTTCGTTCTTCACGTGGGCGCATGCTCATTCTGAGCGTTCACCCTATGCGCCAACGGGCCCCGACCCCAAAAGCCCGTTGTTAGTCGGGATTAATCCCATCTAACGTCCGCCGCGACGTTGGGGTGGCCCGCAAACGCGGCCACCATGGGGACGTGGCCCAGTCCCTCATCGCCGCGCTTGTAGCCGCCGCCCCGGAATCCATCCGGCGCAAGGCGAAGCGCGCGCGTCGGGCTCGGCCCGTACGACCCAATCACCGCGCCGAGCTGAACTACCTCGGCGATCTGCTGGCGATCGTCGAGCAGTGCCGCCGGGCCGGCGAGGACGTCGCCGCCGGGTTGCGGGTCCACTGGGACGAAAGCCTGCCGGCCGCCGATCGCAAGCGGGCCGCCGACGCGCCGCCGCCACCGCCCGGCGCACCGCTACCAGACGCACCGGGCTTGAACGTTCTGCTCGAGCAGGCCGCGCGCCGGTTCGGGAACATCGAGGGCGTTGCCGACCGGCTGGCGAAGCTCGCCGCGGCGCGCACGCTTGGGGCCGTCGACGAGACGCTGGCCGAGAACATCCTGCGCGCGGTCGGCGTGGACATCAGCAGTTACCTGGCGGTCGACACCGAGATCGGCGCCGCGCTGGCCGAGGCGGTCCGCGACAACGTCGCGCTCATCAAGTCGATCCCGTCGCAGTACCTCGACGGCATCCGCGACACAGTCAACAAGGCGTTCGCTGCCGGTGAGCGGTTCGAGTCGGTGGCGAAGCGCATCGAGCACGTCGGCGACGTTACGGTCACTCGGGCGAAGGTCATCGCGCGCGACCAGACCGCGAAACTGACCTCGAGGTTCAACGAGATCCGCCAGACGTCGGTCGGCATCACCCGTTATGTGTGGTCGACCTCCCATGACGAGAGGGTTCGGCCCTCACACGCGGCGCTCAATGGCGAGACGTTCGCCTGGAAGAACCCGCCGGCCGTTGACGGCGAGGCCGTGCATCCGGGTATGGCAATTCTCTGCAGATGCGTGAGTTTGCCCGTTGTCGATCTGGACGAGGACACCGGCGGTGGCGAGCAGGAAAGAGAGGCCGCGTGATCCGTCCGAAGCGGCCCAAGATCATGCCGCACCCGACGGATCCGACGCTCGCGCTCGTGCCGCTGACAAAAGGGTACTTCGCTGTGATTTCCGCGTTCGACGTGCCTGCCGTCGGCGAATACCACTGGGGGGTTCGGGTCGACCCTCGTGCCCACACGCAGTACGCCGGTCGTTCTGTCGAGCGCGACGGGATACGGACAACGATCCTGCTTCATCGATTCATCGGCGATCTCATGGGGCTCGGCCTGGCGCACGATGTCGACCACGAAAACGGCAACGGGCTCGACTGCCGCCGCTCGAACCTGCGTGACGCCACCCGCAGCCAGAACGTGTGGAACGCTCGTCGTAGTCTGAATAACTCGACCGGCATCAAGGGGGTTACGAGGCATCGCAGCAGGCCGGAATTGCCCGAGCGATTCAGGGCCCGCATTGGCGTGGACGGCAAGAGCGTTTATCTCGGAGCCTTCAAGACCATCGACGAAGCGGCTGCCGCGGTGCGAGTCGCAAGGCCAGCGCTGCATGGTGCGTTCTCCAATCACGGGGGAACCGCCTGATGGCGAAGCTGCTCAAGGTCATCACACGCGACGCCAGCGGCCGCGCCGCGCGCGTCGAGCTGGCCAAGGACGACGGCATCAAGGTCGGCGACGTCCGGATCACGCCCGAGGGCTACATGGTGGCCGAGAACGTGCGTATCGCGCGCACGGGCGTGCAGGAGTATTCGGCGCTGGAGCTCGGCCTCGACGCCAGCATGGAGACGGTGCGGCTGTACCGCCCGCCGGAGGAAGTCTTCGCAGCGGCGTCGATGGCGAGCGCCGACCGAAAGCCGACGACCTACTACCACCCCGAGCACGGCGTCGACTCGTCCAACTGGCGGCAGAACGCGGTCGGTCACGTCGAGGGACCGAAGCAGGACGCGGAGTTCCTGGTCGTCGACAAGTTCATCGTCAACGACCGCGGCGCCGTCGAGGCAGTCGCCTTCGGCGTGAAAGAAGTGAGTTGCGGCTACTCGTTCACGCTCGACATGACCGCCGGCACGACTCCTGAGGGAAAGCCCTACGACGGCGTCCAGCGGAACATCGAACACAACCACGTCGCGATCGTTTACGCGGGCCGGTGCGGCGGTGGCTGCGCCATCGGCGATTGCGCATGCCAGGCCCATCCCGCACCCAACCGAACCACGCAAGGAGATACGCCCATGGCCACTCGCACGATCACTCTCGGCAAGTTCCCCATCACGCTCGACGAGAAGGACGCTCTGATCGTCGAGACCCACGTCGGCGACATCGCCACGGCGCGCGACGCTGCGACCAAGCGGGCGACCGACGCCGAGGCCGCGCTCAAGGAGCAGGGCGAGGCGATGAAGACGCTGGCGGCCGACCACAAGGTCGCGCTCGACGCCGAGAAGGCCAAGGTGCTGACGCCCGAGCAGCAGGCGGCGCTCGTCGGCGAGCTGACGGCGGTGGCGGCGGACGCCAAGGCCGTGCTGCCGGAGTTCGACGCCAAGGGCAAGTCGGCCGGCGCGATCCGGGTCGAGGTGCTGACGGCGATCCTGGCCGAGGACGGCGCGCTCAAGACGACCGTGTCGAAGATCCTGGGCGGCGTCGAGCCGGCAAAGGCCGGTGACGTGCGCGTCCTGGCGGCGTTCGACACCGTCGTGGCCACCGCCGGCACGGACGACGGCGACAGCGAGCGCGAGGTCGCCGACGCCCTCATCGGCGATGGCAAGCGCGGCGCGCCCACCGGCAAGCCGCAGAAACTCTCTGGTCGTGCCCTCATGGTCGCGCGCTCGCGCGGTCAGGTCGGCCAGGCGCAACGGCAGTAAGCCAACGAACCAACAGGAGACACGACCATGTCCACGACTCCCAGCCTCGCAGAAACCAAGACCACGCAGGATCTCGGCTACCCCGGCGATCAGGCCGACACGGTGCCGTCGACCCGCAAGACCATGCAGAACGAAAGCGCGACGGCGATCGACTTCGGCGTCCCCGTGGCGCCCGGCACGCTCGCCGGAACCGTGAAGCCGATCGCGAACGACACCGACGCCGGCCTGTGCGTCGGGATCGCGATGCGCGACCCCACGGTCGTGCAGGCGAACCCATCGGACAACGTCCTGAACTACCCGCGCTACAAGGAGCTGGCGGTCATGGACGCGGGCCACATCTACGCCATGGCGGCGGAGAACGTCACCGACGGTGATCAGGTCCTGATCATCACCGGGTCGTCCGCCGCGCAGGCGCAGGCGACGTGCTTCGGGTCCAGCCACGGCGCCGGTGGTGCCGCGGGCTCCGGGCGCGTCGCGTTCCTCGGCGCCGTCTGGCGCGCGCCGAAGGGCGCGTCGAAGTCGATCGCCGCGGGCACCGTCGCGATCATCGAGATGACCAACCAGATCCTCGGCGTGACGACCACGTAGTCGGCGGCCATCCCACCAACTCCAACAAGGACGACGACATCATGAGAATCCAAGTCATCGATCAGAACCGCCGGCCGATTCACGAGGACGGCCTGCCGGGCGTGGAACTCGACGAGGAAATGACCGAGCGGTACCACGAGCTCGCCGACTTCGTGAAGGACAACTGCCGCACGCTCACGGGCAAGCGGTATGGAGCCAAGGACGCGACCGATCCGGTGGCGTTCCTGATCGGGCAGCTCACCTACCTGGAGAAGAAGGCGTACGAAGTCGAGTACGCGCAGCTCCGGTCGGAGGCCCTGCTCGGTCCCGTCACCACGAGCGAGGCGGGCGAGGACGCCGTCACGGTCGCGTACGAGACCGTGGACTTCACCGGCAAGGGCCAGCGGCACGCCGCTCAGGCCAACGACATGCCACTCGCGGGCGCGGCCAGCGCGATCACGCAGAAGGACGTCGCGCCTGGCTGGGTCGGGTACAAGTACACGACCCGCGAGCTTCGGCTGGCGTCGTCGAAGGGCATCGCGCTGCCGGCCCGCAAGCAGGAAGCGGCGATCCGGGCGGCCCGGCGTCACCTCGACGACGTCGCGCTGGTCGGCGAGGCGGCGTCGAACTTCGTCGGTCTCTACAACAACAGCGCGGTGACGGCGACGACCCGTCCCAGCGGTGCGGAGTGGGACGCGGCGCTGCCGCTGACGATGCTGTCGGACATCAACAGCTACATCACGCTGATCAACGCCGACACCGACGGCATGCACCTGCCCAGCCACCTCGCCCTGCCGGCGGGGCCGATGGGCCGCCTGATGGTCCCCGACCCGGCGTTCCCGAGCCGGACCGCGATGGACTTCATCAAGGCCAACAACATGTACACGCAGTTGACCGGGCAGCCGTTCAACATCGTGGCGGGCGGCGAGCGGCTGGCGACGGCCGGCGGCAGCTCGAGCAAGCGCGGCGTGTTCTTCTCGCCGGACCCGGAGGTCATGCTGCTTCACCAGCCGCTGCCCCCGCGCTTCGCGTCGCCGGTGCAGGGACTGCTCGAGGTCATCGTGCCCATGGAGTACGGGTACGGCGGCTGCGACATCCGGCGCATCAAGGCCGTTCGCTACATGGACGGCCTGTAGGCCGACCGGGAAAGGACGCAGACCATGGCGAAATTCAAGAACACCGCCCCGGGTGGCCGGGGCATCGGAGTCGGCGGCACCAGCTACGAGTGTGGTGCCGGCGCTGTCATCGACATCCCCGACGCGGTCGTCAAGGCCGCGAAGGCAGATCCGGCGAGCGCGGCGATGTTCGGCGAGGGCGGCTTCGTGCCGGTCGGCGCCGAAGCGAAGCCGGCACCGGCGCCCGTCGCCGCGCCGAAGGGCAAGCCCGAGGTCGAAGCGAAGCCGTAGGACGTCGTGACGAGCGCGGAGTTCAAAGCGTTGAAACCGCAATTCTCGGCGGCGTCCTACGACGATCGCATTACCGCGTTGCTACTGAACATCGAGCAACTCGACGAGGCGAAGGTCGCCGAGGCCGGTCTCAGCCTAAACCTTGTGCTCAGTGAGTGGTTGGCTGGCGAATTGGCCGACCAGGACTTCGCCATCATCTACGGCGCCGGCGCGTCTCTCGGTAGTAGCAGCACGGTCGAGAAGCGCGTCGGCGAAGTGGCGATCAAGCGGAGCACGGCGCAGTCGTCATCGTCGGCGGGCGGATCGCCGACCACCGGCAACAGGCACAAGGACAAATACAACGCCTATCTGCGCCAAATCGGCATGGGGGCGAAGTCCGTCTGATGGCCTCATCGAACGTCAGAGTCATCCGCGACACCAACGGCGCCGGGCTCGCCGCACTGGCGAAGCGTCTGCGCGCGGGCGAGCACCGGGTGCTGGTGGGCGTGCCACGTGGGGCGGGGAACGAGGAGAACGGCGCGAGCCTGCCAATGGTCGCGGCCACCGTCGAATTCGGGAAGGAGAACCAGCCCGAGCGGCCCTTCCTGCGCGGCGGCATCCGCAAGGCGCTGCCGACGGTGCGGCGGGTGGCGGCGCGGGACCTGGCGGCGGTGGCGCGCGGTCAGAAGACGATCGACGGCGCGCTGGACATGACCGGTGTCATCGCCGTCGGCGCGGTGAAGCAGTTCATGGTGGGGCCGAACTTCGAGCCCAACGCGCCGTCGACCATCGCGAAGAAGGGGTCGTCGCAGCCCACGGTTGATCAGGCGCAACTGCGGCAGAGCATTACGTCGGTCGTCGAGGGCAAGTCATGAGCCTGGTCAGCGTGGAAGAGCTCATGAGCGACGCGGAGTTCCTCTACCCGGGCGGCATCACCCTGCGTCGACCGTCCGTGGTCCAGCTCGCCAACGAGGGCGAGAACGTCCAGTCGTGGGAGCCGGACGTCACCATTGCCGCCATCGTCCAGCCGGCGACGGCCGAGGAGATCGCGGCGCTGCCCGAGGGCTCGCGCGGGAGCGGCGCCGTCAAGCGCGTGTGGTCGGCGACGGCCCTGCGCATGGGCGACGGCGAGACGTTCGAGGCCGACGTGCTGGTCATCGGTGGCGCCAGCTTCAAGGTGGTCGGCGAGCAGGAGTGGGACGGCCACGGTTACCGCTTCGTTCTGGCCGCGGAGTTCCTGCCGTGATCGACGACATCGCCTACAGCGTCCGCAAGCTGGTGCGCACGGTTATGGCCATGCCCGAGAACAGCGTGCGGCCGGCCAAGCAGCACACGCCCGCCGGCGGCCAGG